CATTAGCGCTTACCGTCCATGCGGGCATCGAGGCGCGGTGCACCGAGCTGCCACTGAACACCGAGTCCTTCCGAGCGGACCTTGATAGCCATCTGGCGAGCACGGGCACGGACGAAGACTTGCTCCGTATAGACCCCGACCGAAGTCTTGATCACCTGCTGCGTATCCGCAGCATCAGGCCGTGCACGGCTACCGGGGAAACTGCGCGGGCGTACCTGAAGGCTGACCGCAGGGTTAGCAGCCGTAGAGCCATCGAAGCTCACGTCAGGCAGGATACGGCGAGTGAGCATGAAGTTGTCGCCGTCGTCTAGGTCAAAGTCCGAGGACTGGAGCTGTCCATCGGTGCACCGTCTGCGTCGATGCCATCCTCGTGGTTGTAGATGTACCCTGAAGAGGCGAACTGGTTGTTACTGAAGGCCGTATTCGCTGCCTGCGGCCAGTGGCGCAGTGGCGTATCAAGCCATGCGGTGCGGTCAATGGAGCCGTAATACCAGATGCGCTCAAGGTGGTTATAGACCACGTAGGCGTTGTTGTAGTCGCTATCTGCCGTTGGGTAGAACCACCAGATTTCGTTCCACTGCTCGTTGGTACCGCAGATAACCTGATCGGCTTGGTTGAGGTTGATATTGTTGAAGACGTGGTCACGCAGGGTGCACGGCAGCGTCTCGACACGCCCGGTATAGGCGTAGAACTTATCCTGCCCCATCCAGTAGGTGATGTTCGCTGCGGACGCCATCGACCGGGGCGACATGATCGAGATGTTGTCCGCGTATTCCTGCAACGCGAATACGCTCGTAGTCCCGAGGAACTGAAGCGTATAGAGGTTGGTATCCGTCCAGACTAGCGTCTCCTGCCTAGTAGGCAGTGCACGGATGATCTTGGAGCCACGCGATACTCGAAGGTATCCAGCGCCATTCGGGTTGAAACTGGAGATGCTCCAGTCACCCGGCGAGCCGAGGGCCGACCACCGAATAAGCAGGGGGTCAAAGTCCGAAGCCAGCGTGCTTCCGTAAGGCACCGCACCGAAGGCGATCAGGATATTCGCCTGCTGGGATACCATGAGCTGCATGACCGTAACCGGCACAAGTGCAGGGTCGAAGCCGTTGTTCGAGGCATATGTCTGTAGCTCGATAGCACGAGTATTCAGCGAGGGAGCAGGGTCAGTCAGCGTCCCGCGTTCCCAGTAGTATGGACGCCCATTGCGGATGTTCATGACTAGGTCGTTATCTAGGTTGTCGAACCACCAATCGCGCTGCGGCAGGTATACAGGCGAGACGTTACCAGTGCCCCAAGCACCACGGCCCCATGTGCCAGTACCCCACCCATACCCAGCGGTTTTGTAGGCGTTGCCGGGAGTGATCTCGAACTCAAGAACGATAGCCGTACCGCCCCGACTCGTCGTCGTGGAAGTAGCAGCCGTATCGACCGTGAACGTAAATGTCGTGGTGTTGACCACCGTGATCTGATGGTTACCATTGATGCCATCGATACCAGTGCTGATGTTAGCATCTACCGGAATACCGCCGATTTTCTGCGGACTACCCGTACCTACCACACCCGACACCGTCACAAAGTCGCCAGTGACCGCTGCATGGGCACTGCTCAGCGTGATTGTAACTACCTTGGACCCATTCGTAGTGCCGACAGCGTAGTCAGTGATCGGGGTCGAGAGGATCGGGTTAGCGTCACGCAGAGGGGTAATGTCGTAGAAGGCACCACCCGAAGTCTGGATGTAGGCCTTGTTATTCGTACCCAGCGATAGGAGATTATCTTCAAACGTGGTCACCCAGTTCCACATCTGACGGCATACACCGAGGAACATAGTGGGGGTAGCTTTCGTCCACCCACCGATCTTCTCCGGATAGCCCGAACGAAACCTGATCTTGTCGCACTCGTACCACCCACCCTCGTTGGAGTAGTCAGTCTGGTCTCGGTTGATACCGGGCTTAAACTGGAGTTTGACAAAAGGCATCGTTAGATAACCCGATATGTAGCGTGGAACGCAACGTTGCGGTTAGCCGTGGTAGTGGCATTAGCCAGAAGGGACATACGATCATTCGTAGCGTCAGAAGCCACTAGGCCAACGATAGTGGCTGCGGAATCACTGACCGTACCGACTGCCTGAGAAGTAGCGTTGAAGTTAGAGGCTACTGGCAGGGAGACACCTACCTCGATAGCCCCAGTAGCAGTGGGGTCGATCTGGATAAGTCCACTAACAGTAACCGTGTTACCGACCCGCATGTAGGTACAAACATCACTAACAGTAGCAGCTACGTTAGTAACCGCCGTCAGAGTGGGGGTGTACGTTCCGCTATAGACGTTGCCGTCAGTGGCAGCCGGGGAAGTAACCGCAGTACGAGCGATGCTAAGCCCTGCTGCGTTGGTAAGCGTTACAAGGTTAGTGCTGCCGTCGAGCGTTACGAAAGATGTAGCCGTGCCAGCCTTGCGCACGGCTAGGGTCATCATGCCAGACTCAGTAGTAGCTGTAACTGCCTTCGCAGTAGCCGATATCTGGGCATAGGTTACCGATGCTGCTGCATCGTTGTTGCCATCCCACAGTAGGATACCAAGGGTATCGCTAACTGCTGGAGAAGCGCTATTGCGGTAGAACGAGATATCCGGTGCCGCAGTGGCCCCTGCATCCGTGCTGGTAACCTGAAGAGCGGTACCCGACCCAGTATTAGCAACCGTCACTACGTCGTTGAACGTCACCGGCCTCGAAAACGAAGTCGCGCCAGTGGTGCCGTCGATGGTAAGGCGGGCGACGCCGTTCGTCCCAAGGGTTACTGTGTTAGTGCTAGTGGTGGCGATGTTGAGGGCGTTTGAACTAGTCCACTCGACATACCCACCCTCGGTACCATCCCGTCGCATGGAGAGGGTAGCCGTACCCGTACCAGCAGAGTCGATGGCAAACTTCGCAGAGTCCGCAGCACCGACCGTGGATACGATAGACTTCACACGCGAGGTTACGTCGCCTGTTTCCTGCACGTCAAGGCGATAGCTCGAAGACGGAGTGCATCCGATACCTACGTTGCCTGCGGCGGTGATCCGCATGCGCTCAGCGCTGGTACCCGAGGTACCATCAGACCGGGTATAGAACGTAAGGCGTCCGGGCATATCACCCACACCAGTGGAGCTGCCGTCTACTTCCCCGTAGACGGACGCAGCATTGAGGTACGAGTACCCATCGTCTCCGTAGAACTGGACAGAACCGAGGTTATCGCCGCTTTGAAGCGGGTTGGCGTAGTCATGCGTGCCCGGAGTAGTCTGACGCGACTTGGTAAAACGCAGGTTGTGCCCGTTGCTGTTCGCCGTGAACGTGCCGACGCCAATGCTGCCATTGCTCTGCACCAGCCCCGTATCCCACGCGGGGCCATCCCCGAGGATAAGGTACCCGCCTACGCCAGTGAGGCGCATACGCTCTACCGGTGCGCTGCTCGCATCGCTGACGCCGAACACCATGTCATGAGCATTGTCGCTGCCACCGGAGTTAAGACCTTCCAAGAAAGCAGCGCGGGTGTTGGTGTTGCTCCCCGAGAGGTAGAGCCGCGCAGCGCTATCAGCAGTGCCAGCGCCAGCAGCGTTGTAGACGCCGAACCCACCAAACACCGTACCTGCGGTACCACCCGACGCTGCCAGCGTACCCGCAGATAGGGCGTTCGCGTAGTTCATGGTATCAACAACGTTGACACCTGTGTTGTATACCCACGTAGTAGTGCCAGAGGGTACCGCAATCCCTGTACCCGTAGCGTTCTTGACGGTGATTGTACCGTCCGTAGCGTTATTGATGATGTAGGGCTTCTTGATAGCAGGAACTATCAGGTTGTAGCCCGCAGTCGCAGAACCCGTGAGGTTCAGGCGCATATTACGCGCGGTCTGGCTGGCATTCGTGTCCACCAGCGAGAGCGTCTGGTTTGCATCTGCAAACACGACATTGGCCGACCCAACGATGGCTTCTTCAAGGGCAGTGCCGAGGTTTACGTTGGTGATATCACCCCAAGTGGTGTTATTCTCACCAGTCGTCATAAGCTCAACTTTGAGCGCGCTGTACGTGCTGACCATGTCTATATCTTACCCATGCTAGACGACGGGAATCCAGTTTGGTGTCTGGTCCGTGTTTACCTCACCCCAGACTAGCGCGCTAGCCAAATAAGCGTAGGCTTCCGTGCCATTGGTGATCGTCACAAAAATACCGGTCTTCGCAGTCCCAGTGTACCCAACACCGTCGAGACCTGTCACAGATGCGCTAATAGGTGCAGTACCCGCGTAGATGATCCACCCAAAGGTGTTACTCCCAGTGCTAAACTGAGACTCCCACGAAGCACCACCAGTAGCAGAACTATCCACGATGCTAAGGTAGCTCGTAAGTACTGACCCAGTGGTCTTGGACAGTGTAGCCTTGGTGGGCGACGAACTGCTATTCAGGGTTACGATATTCCCCGCAGTACCCGACAACGTAAAGTTAGCTACTGTGGTGGTAGTACCCGAGGTCAGGGTGATCGTAGACGGTGCATAGGCGGCTTGCACATCAAGGAACGTGTTGGACCCACTCACCGTTAGCGTACCGGCTCCAGCTTGGTTCAGCACACATGCGAAGTTAGACCCACCACCCACAAAGGTCTTGGCTGTACCTCCGGTCATGGAGATCATACCTGTGCCAGTACCCGCAGTAGTGGTGTAGTTCGTCGGTGCAGCGTTGTTGAACGCAGTGCTACCGGTGCCGGGGCACACAAGCGTGCCTCCGTTGAACGTAAGGTTCTTGGTCCCTGCGGCGGTTGTGTAGGACGTACCTACGGTCAGCGTCTTGCCGTTGAGGTCCAGTATGCCGTTGGTGTGCGTGAGGGTGCGCGTCGAAACCAGAGTAAAGGCATCTTGCAGTACCCAAGTGCTACCAGCACCGTTGAACGTCACCGGGAAGTCAAGCGTCTTACCGTTACAGGTGATTGTCTTTGTACCCGACGTACCCGCGAATGTGAGTACCCCCGTAGTAGAGGCAGTTACAGTCATCGTACTCGAAAGAGTCAGACTCCCATAGATAATAGGGCCTTGAGTAGTATTCAGCCCCCACGATCCAGAGAATCCAGTAAAGTCTACGTCGCGCGCAGAATACCCATTAAACTGTAGGAACGATAGCGTGTAGGTCCCAGCAGTAAACTTGAAGTTAAGCGCGTTAGCCTCTGTTGCGCCACCGGTAGCTACTGCAACTGCATTAGACCCACTATAGGTTACGCTAACTATCGCGCTACCAGTGACGTTAACACCTGTACCACTAGTGGTAGACCATAGTGTACCACCAGCAGCATTAAGCTCCATGCTACCCGTACCGAATGCAAGGGTACGTGCGTTGCTATTATTACTAGAGAAACTACCTGAGGTCAGCTTGTAGCTAGCAAACGAAAACGTACCCAGCGTGAGCGTGAAGCTGCCTGTTACCACCATATCTGCGCCAAGCGTAACGCCCAACGTAGAGGAGTTCAGGGTAAGTGACCCACAGGTAGCGCCGCTCGTAGTGGTGCATGTGCCAGTGCCCGAGCTGGCATCGAACGTCACAGCATCTGCGGTTGTCGGAACAGCAGCACCGCTTGCCCCGCCTGTAGTGGTTGACCAATGTGCGGTGTCGTTCCAGTTACCCGAACCGCCCACCCAGAATCGTGCTGCCATTGGTCAACTCACTTATGGTTCATAGGTGCGTATAATATCAAGCCCGCTTCGAGCGAACCGACCATACAGCGGCAAAGATCGTGGCCACAGCGCCCGCTACAGCTACCGAGGTTTCGGAATCGATGTACCCCTTACCCGCGAGATACCCACCGATAGCCGAAAGCACTGCACGGGCTACGCCGTAGACTTCATCCTTGGTCATACTCAGTCTCCTGTTTCTGCCAGCCAGCTATCTACATCGAAGCTGGGGCAAGCCTTCTTGACGCCGGGCCAGTCACGATGCCCCCGGATGAGGATACTCGGATACCGCTCCTTGTATGTCCGGACGAGAGTCAGGAGCGCTTTCTTCTGCGCGGGTGTGCGCGTGTCCTTGGGGTTAAGGTTTTTGTCCACACCACCGATGTAGCATATGCCGATGTTGCCAGTATTCGCACCGCCAACATGCGCACCCTTCTGGTCATCACGTAGCGTACGATGCGTCGAACCATCCAGTTCAACCACCCAGTGGTACGATACCTGACCGAACTTGGCCTTGTCCCATTCACTGACCTGATCGGCAGTGACGTAACGGCCTTCTGGCGTTGCAGCACAGTGGATCGTCAGAAACTTCACGGGTCCAAGGGTAGGCATTACGAAATCCGGATGATGGCAGTCGTGCTAGTCGCTGCGGGGAAGATGATGGTGAAATCACCAGCAGTGGTAGTCTTGTCTGCACCGAAGTCCAGAACCGCAACTGCCGGGTTGGTTAGCGTAGAGCCGTCGTTCGCATGGGCCGAAGGCGTAGTGTTGTAGATCAAGGCACCGCGTGCAGTGATCGTGGCATTCGACCACGTGACATCATCGAAGTCCGTAAAGCCCGTACCAGTCGAAGTAGTCGCAGGCGACGTGACAACACCGAGGTTAGTGAGCATGTTGCCCCCAGCAGTGTAGCCCGTACCCGTCACTTCGTTAGAGGCTGTATATGCCGTGATATTGGCATCGATGGTAGCCGACGAGGTGTAGAGTGCGATCTTGAACGTGTCCCCGCCCGTGGCACGGAAATCGTGGACGCCAAGCATAATCTCAGCCTTGAAGCTGCTGCACATGCTCTGTGTAATTGCCACTGGGGCCTCCCTATGCGTCGAGGATCGGGATCAACTCTGGATGACCCGCCTGAGTGAACTTGTTAGCCAGAGTTACGTTATTCGCCCGGATGGCCTCGCGCATATAGTGAATAAGCACCACACGGATGCTATCACGGAAAGCCTCAGCCTGCTCACGGATAGCAGGGTGTGTATGGCTACCGACGTAGATGATCTTGTCAAGCGCGCGCTCTGCCACTTCCTCAGGGCTAAAGCCCCGGTTCTGCGTAGTCACGACGCTGACACTGCCGATAGCACCAGATACTGGGTCAAACATCCCTTACCTCACTGGGTACCGGACCTGCTGGGTCCGGTACATATCCTGCCTGTTCTTTCCTTCACCCAGCTCCTTGAGCAGAGCAAGGGACTCGTCGTACCGCTTCTGATACTCCGCCATGATATCCTGCTCGCCCTTCATGAAGGTATACGCCTCCAGAATAGAGCCATACAGCAGGACGCTGTCGAAGTTATCTCCGAGCCACGACGTACCTGCATCCACGATAGACACGGGGTAGTAGAAGTAGTGCAGCTCGATGGCGTAGCTATCATCAGGTGTAGGCCCGAGGATGTACGACTTATCGTCGAAGTAGGCATAGTACATCGGCAAGCCAGTATCAGCAGGATTCGGAAATGCCTGCCGGATAAAGCTCACATCCTTGTTCAGCAGGTACTCATAGTTACCGCTGCTATCAACCACCGCGATAGAGAAGTTAGCCAGCCAGTCAGTGGGTACCGCGAGATACTTGTTCCCCACCGAGCAGTTGCCAGTCACATTCTTACGGAGGTCGAGGAGCTGTACCGTGTTGAAGATGCGCTGCTCAGCCTGCTTGATGAACGTATTGATCTGCTCCGTGGACGTCAGGTCTGACACCGTGGAGCCGCTCGGGTCGGTCCATGTCGTGCTGGGGAAGTCATTTTCGACGTACCCCTTGATCGTCTGGAAAAGCGTATCGTAGTTCATCGCTTCGCAGGCCTTGAGCTAACGGGCGTTAGCCCATCTTCTTGCTATGCTTGTTACCCTTCGTAGCCGCACCCGTGCCACGGGTCTTCTGCGTCTGGGTATTGGCGATGTTGTTCGGATAGCCGTTGTTGCCGAGGTCACCCTTGTAGGGCGTCGGCGTACCGTACTTCTCCTTGCGGTCGTCGTGCTCAGCCATTCTTGTTGACCTTCCCCATGTCCTTGGTGACCTTCTTGCCAGACTTCTGGTTAGCAATCTTGGCGAGGTTACGGCCCAGCTTCTTCATCTGAGCGTTGGTCTTACCACCCTTGGCCATATCAATTCTCCGTCTGTACGCTAACGGTGCCTACACTGCCCGTCGCTTGTAGCATATTTATGAGGCCAGACAAACTCAGTGGGTTAGTCAGGCCTACAGGGTTCCACCCCCACTGAATGATACGGCTACCTTCACCGGGAGTGCCGTTATCGTCGAGGGTTAGCTGGAGACCGCCAAGACCCGATTGCCAGTAGCTGTTATCCGGACGTGGGTTGCGCAGAGCTTGCGGGTCATCGACTGGGTACATGCCTAGCTGAAGCTGGGGTTGGTCTGGGTCCCAGCATGTAGGGCAGGTCAGGATATTAGTGGTCTTGGTCTTGATGACGAGACGCCTAAGCTCCTTCAGCTTATAGCGCTGCCCACACCTATCGCACTCCGCGATAGCCCACTTACCTGAGGCGAACCGATTAGGCATCCTACCTCCTTAGATGAACGCCACACGCGGTGCGATCCGCAGTGGAGCCTTCTCACGGTCTTCATCCGCCGCTTCCTGCCATGCTTCGTCGTACATCTGCTTCAGCAGTTGGGTACGAGCCAGCGCATCGGGGAGCTTCAGCGACAGGTGGTAGGCCAGACCTGCTACCATGGCAGGGAGCATACGGAACGGGATGTCCTGCGTGTTAACGCCGTTGCCAGCATCTTGGATACGACGCAGGCGGTAGTAGAAGAACGTGTAGTAGTCGCTCTGCTCCGGAGTAGGCCACACGTTGATCTGCGGATAGGCTACACCTGTACCCGGATTGGTCGCACCTGACTGGCGGTTGACCCACACCTGAATAGGACGCCCTTGGGCATTCTTGTTCGGGATAGTGATGTAGGTATCAGCGCTAATGCGCGTGATGTTGATGTCAGTCTGCTGCTGCTGACCTGCCTGCGTGCGGATGACGTGGTCCAGCAAGTCAATAGTATCTACCGGGAGGTCGTAGGTAGCCTGACCCTGCACGAGCGAGATGCTACCCTGCTCGATAGTCCACAGGTTGACGCCACGGTTGGCCCACTCAATCGTGAGCAGGTTGAGGCTACGACGCGCGGTGCGCAGGTCATAACCCGTCCGCAGCTCAGCACCGCAACGCTCAAAGGCCTCCTCTACGAGGTTGTTAAGGTCAAGGTTGAACGAGGCGGTACCAGTCGTGGTCATATCACTTCTTCCTCATGCCCTTCAGCACTTCAGCGAAACGAGCACGCTGACCGAGCTTGCCGGGGGCCTTGGCAGCCTTAGCGAGCTTCTTGGCGGGGATTTTCTCCCCCTGCGGCACACCCATCTGCTCATGCAGGGCACCGGGCTTCTTGATGGCCTTCTGGATGAAGTTCGCCTTACCGCCCTTCTTGAAGGCAGTGACATCCTGCGGTTTGTCCTTGCGGACAATCGTCTTGCCCTTGGGCATCTTGGACGCCTTCATATCGCCCATACCTCTCGAAGCACGCATAATCAGGCCTCCAACCAAACACGGTATTGGGGTTGTGCAGGGTACACGATGTACGGCTTTAGCAGCGCTTCCTGCTCGGGGGTAAGCGGGGGAATGACGTACAGGTTAGTGTAGTACTCAGGATAGTATACCCCGCCAAGGGTGATAGGCCCTATCCGGTCCACAAAAACATCATAAGGCAGCGGGACTACACACGCATTCCCATCGTCATCAACCGCCTCGACGCCGAGTCCAGTATCAAGCAGCAAGAGGTCAAACTCCTCTGCATCTGCGTTCTTAAGGTTGTACGATGGCACTGTGTAGCTCCCTATCAGATAGTAAGCGCTTGAAGCTGGGCATCAGACATACGTAGCGGGTAGTACACGATGCTCTTGATATGCGAAGGAAGTTGGGAACTCCCGTTAAGGTTGCCAATACCTAGCTGCGAGATCGTAGACGGTACCGATCCCGAGTTATCAGTGACCACTGTACCGCCGTTAAGGCACTGCGCAAAGCTATCCTGCGAGTAGGCAAGAGCCAGTTTGAGCAGGGTGGTGCTCAACAGCGGGTTAGGTACTGCGCTACTAAGGCTAGCGGAGGTTACACCCCCGGCAGTAACCTGCCCAACAGCGTTGGAAGACTGGTTACGCAAGGAGACCACGTTATTCGTGCTGTTGTCGGTCGCGGCAATAGAATACCAAGAAGACCCATCCGCTCGTGGTTTAGACGTATCATATACAACCACAAATGTACCCGCAGCTTGGTTATACCATGGCGAGAACCGAGTGGACTGTATCAACGAGGTATCACCCTGCCGTGTAGCCGTACTTGCACCAGTAGGCATAAAGGTACTGACGTAAGCCCTAGATTCGAGCTGCGCATACTGCACTGTTCCCGTTACTGTAAGCAATAGACTGCCAGCAGTAGCGATAAATGTATATAGTGTGCGAGTAGGGTACACACCTGAACCTACTACTACAGCAGTACCAGTACCAGAGAGCGTAACAGTACCTGTACCGTAAAAGGATAGTGTATACGACAACGCACTCGTAGTAACCGTTTGCGTAGATAGGTTAGTGCCATCAATAAGCGAGTTAAGCAGTAGGTTAGTAGATGCCCCCTCGTTAAGATACCCCAGCGGTAGCAGTGTTACAGGGTCATAGTCGAAACGTGCAGGGTACACGCTGCCATAGTTCTTGGTGTACGTGCTAGCCGTGCTAGCCAGCTCAAGCTGAGCACCCCATGCGTATACTTCGTCACCGCTGGTTGCGATGCGGATACCGGGGAACTTACTGCCCGAAGTTAGCGAGAGCTGGGTTTGGACCCGAGTCCAAGTGGTGTTGTTGATAGTCTGTGTTACGTACGTTGTACCGTCTACGCTGATATCGATATTGCCGGTACCGGTCTTACGGAGCAGGTAGATCGAAAAGGTATGTGTACCAGTAGCCCCCGCAGCGATAGATACAGTCTCGCGCAGCACACCGTTAGCCCCACTAGCCGTTAGCGTGTCAGCGGTCATCGTACCGTCCGGGGCCGCGATGCTATTAGGGTTGGTCACCGCAATACCACCGCCACTGGAGACCCAGTTCGTCTTGTCGAAGTTTTCGGTGTACAGCAGCAGATTAACACTGGCTGCTGTGAGTGTGATGACACCCGCAGAGTTAGTGTACGTACCAGAGCTAGACCGGGTAAAGTCGATTAGCTGGTCGAACGTGTAGCTGGTCATATCGCGGTCTCTACCATAAGCCTTAAGGGCTAGTGTAATATACGTTGTTCGTGAAATCCATCACTAGCGCAGCGTTAGGGATGATCGGCACTGCGCTCGATGCAACCAACTGAGAGTTACTCAGCCTTACGCCGTAGGCAGTCACATTCCGTATCCACCCGAACCAACCAGTGTACCCCAGCGCGCTAGTGCTAGGTCCAAGGGTGAGTGAGGACACCCCTGTGGGGACCGTACCGGAGGTATCTACACTTGCAGGTGCGCCGTTACCACTATTAGCAAAGTCATCCGTACCATAAGCTACAGCCTGCCCATATACATACCCCAAGGGTGCTGTGCCGCTTGTCAGTGAAGCCTGAAGGGTACCAGTTGGCGTATACGAGTAAACTTGGCTCACGAAATTGAGCGAAAGCCCAAGAACACCGACATCATACCCAATGGCCCGCGTGGTAGCGTTTACATACAAGGCTTGGAACTCGGCGTACCCCGAGATCATAATGGCCGAGGGCGTAGCGGATAGGCTAGAGAACTCAGGCTCAGCGCTGTAGACGATGCTGCCCACGCTGGGGTTGTACCAGCTAGAGAAGTTGGCCCCCAGCATAACCGCACTATCTGCTTCGCGGGTAATACCACCCACTGTAGCATCCGTGGGGATAAAGCTGGATGCGAATGTACCTGCCTCAAGCTGTGCGTATTGCACAGTACCAGATACCGTGACCGTGAGCGACCCAGCGGTGGGGGTAAACGTATACGTGACCCTGCGGGGGAACGCGCCAGTCCCAACTACGACCGCCGATGCGGTACCCGAAAGGGTTACTGTACCTGTCCCATAGAAGGATAGCGTGTACGCAGTAGCGGCTACAGTTACCGTCTGTGTGGACAGCGACGTACCGTCTATCAGCGAGCTGGTTAGTACGTTAGTACGCGCACCCTCAAGCAGGAGACCGCGAGGCCCGTAAGCAAGTGGGTAGTAGTCAAACCTAGCCTCATCTACTGCCGCAAGGGTAATAACCCCACTGCTGTTGAAGTACGTAGCCGCTGACGGACGTGTGAAAGTGATCCTGCTATCAAGAGGACCACTAAGCAGGTTGAGGTTAAGTGTGGGAGCACCTGCGCCACCCCAACCCGCGACTAGGCCAGATGCCCCCGACCAGAGGCCAGAGACACTTCGATAGAGTCCGGTCCCGATAGCTAGGCCGGAAACTCCGCTATAGAGACCACTGGACATTACGGATGCAGACCCGCTTGGACGATAGTGAGCTTGACAGAACCACTACCCGCAGTCTGTTGCAGCCGCACTGCCACTGGCACATACGCATAGTTACCCTGACGGTTAACCGTCTGCGCCACCATGTTGGTATCCGGATGGTTGAACCATGTGGGGGTGATCGTCGCATCCAGCGGGTTGTCCAGCGTCTGCTGCACAGTCCAGCTAGCAGTACCGGTCACGACGACCTGAAGCGAGACTTCGGGTCGCCCATAATAATCCAGCACAGCGGCATTGGAGGTCTTGGTCCCCCCACTGGCATCCGAGGTAGAGAGCTTAACTGGACGCATTACATCGCTCCCTTGCAGCGGGTCTTGCCGCGCTTGGCAACACCGTCGATAGCACCACCCTTGGCGTAACCCTTCTTGGCCTTACCACCGCACTTCATGTTCATACCGCCCATATCCTTAGCGGTGGGCATCTTGCCCTTGGCGTTACCGCCCTTAGCATAACCCTTTTTGCCCATGGTGCCCAGCGACTTGCGTGCACCATCGGGTCCGGTCTGCGGGGTCGGTTCGTACGGCGTGCGGTTACCGCGATCCACGATATCCTTCATCGAACCCAGCGGGCTAGCCTTCTTCTTATCAGCCATCTCGAAATCCTTTCCGACCTTCTGCGACACGCCAACCTTCTTGGCGAACTTAGGGCTGTGAGAGACTGCCCGCATGAAATTGGCCTGCTTGGCGCTCGTGCTAGGCATTACTTCCTCCGCATCGGTGCGCGGGTCTTACCCCGAACCGCACAGCCATCGAC